TCTTCGCTTTATAAGCTGCTAAAGCATCATTATCTGTAGTAACTATAGCCTGACTAAACGTATCTCTTATAAGTTTAGGATTATCAGTTATTTTTGCATACTGTTGTGTCATAATTACATCTGAAGAGCAATTGCCCTAAAGTCCCGAACTCGTGGAACATTTGAAGAATCTGAAGTATTAAACACTATCTTGACTGCAAAATGTTTATACCCAGTAAATGTTACACCTTCTGAATTAGTATATTGTACTTCTCCGCCACCACCAGTCATTTTAGCAGATGGAATCTTATACTTATACTCGTTGAAATCACCAGTATCCAATCCATCTGATATTAAAGCACCAGAAGAAACATCTTCTTCCATAATCTGCCAACTAGCATCTACAATACCATCAGCATCTTCGGCATTAACAATCTTATAATAAACATATATGTTTGCAGTGGCTGGTTTATATGCATTTAGATAAACTACCATGTCTTCTGCATCTTGACCATCGGCAAGAGATACCGTTCTACTAATATATTTGGATAATGAATCTCCACCAGCAGTATTAGCTTCATTGGTATTTACATTATTGACCAGGTTTTTAACATTAGTAACAGCAACACGTTGCAAGTCAACAACTGGAGTTATTCGTTTATTTGCCTTACTTGAATTAAATAATTTGCTTAAAACTAATTTATAGTTAATAGATCTATTACTTGATAGATTTGCTATTTCATTAGACCTACTTAAGATAAATCTTGATGCATCTAATGAATTATTTTCATTAACTGTAGTATTTCTAAACGTACTATCTAAAGTAGAAGAACTTGTAGCCATTTTAGCTGAAGCAACAACTGCTGTTCCAGGGGGCTCAATAGTACTAACCTGTAGCATATGCAGATCAGATCTTAGATTATCAATACTAACAATCCGCGCGCGTGCGTTCGCACTAGAACCACCTTGTAATGTTAATGTTTGTTCAGCATAAAATTGCCCACTAGTATTTGCCAAATACATGTATGTATTAGAAGCATTTACATTATCATAATGATATATTTTACCTTTTGGTTGAACTATGCTAGCAATCGTAGTAAAGTTACCGGTATAAGTATTATTTGCAGTATAATAGAAACGAATTGTTTCTGAAGACTGGAACACATTAGCATTTGGACCTTGATGCTTAACTCGAATCGTAGATCCACTTGCATATTCTAGAACACCTTTAGCAGCACTAGTTACACCATTTGCATATTCTGTTGCAGTATTAACAGTTGGTGAACTTCCCAAGTTTAATGTTGTTGAACCATAAACCATCTCACCGATAGAATTGAATGTTCCACCAGATTGGTTGGCAATAGTTAAGAATTCTTTATTTGCATTAGTAAGAACAAGATCACCAGTACTTCGTTCTATACTAGTATTTGCTGCATATAGTTTAAATTTATAATCTTCTTCTTGAATATCAGTATATTTTCTATCAGCAGCTGAGGCAAATAGAGTTCCAGCAAAAGCATTTTTAATAATTGGTTTATCAGTTAATGTATCTTTCTCACCAATTCTAGCAACCCAAATCCTAAGATCTGGATTGAAACCATGAGGAGTTACAACAATACAATATTCTTTTGTATTTTTCAAATATACAGGTGAAGGCCAAACAATTGGAGTTGCAACTGATGCATCATCCGAAATATAAATTTCATCTTTAGTAAGATTAACATGTCCAAATGGAAGAACAATATTTGTTGGGTTTGTTCCATCCTCATTCATTTCTCTTATTTCAATAAGAGCACCAAGATCTGCATTTTTATTTTGGAAATATAAATCAACTTTAGTACAGAAAATACCATCAACTCTCTTCAGACCTTCTGAAGCCATTTGATCTAATATAAATGACTGAGCAACTGGATCTCGGTTATGTGCCAAGAAACCATTTGCATGATAAGTATTATTTCCATCTAGAATAAAGTTATAAACTTGTTGGTCTTCCTCACCTTCATAAAGCTCCATGCTTTCAATCATTATCCAGTTACCATCAACATCAAGAATCTTATCTCCTGCTGCCAGGTTACCTTCCATGATTTCATGAAGATGTGGATATGCTTTTAAAGTATCATCTACATTATAGGCTTTCCATCCATCCTTAGTCATAAGAGGATGTTCCGGAGTCATAAGAGGTCCACTACCATTAATACCAACAAGATCACGCCCATCTAACATTGGGTGATCAAATTCTAATACTTTATTTTCTGCACCATCCATACCAATAAGAACATCACCAATTTCTACTTCTTCAATTTTCTTATCAGATCCATCTGCCAATCGTACAAGTGTACCTTTTACAAAACAACTACTATCCCCATCACCATCATCGCCACCAACATCATTACTAGTAGGACCTGGATCCGGTACGGGTACCCATCCAATAATTGTTGAACCAGTAGGTGTAACACTACTTTGCCTAGATACCATAGTTCTAGTTTCTGAAACTGTACTTGAATTAAATGCTGGATATCTTGTAGAAAGAACAGTTTCTTCTTGAACTTGATGAAGGCCAGAAGCAGAATAATTAGCTTCTGCAGAAGTAACTTGTTTTCCTTGTAGTCTTGAATTAATTTCACTATCAGTTAAACGGAATTTCTTATTACCAGTACTAAATTTGAGAGTATCATTATTTGGAATAGTAAAGTGGCCGTAAACAGTACCAGTACTATCTGTAACAACATTTGAGCCTTGAACTCCAGTATTACCAAATGCAGCATTTGATGGAGTAATATATGCACTAACATCTTCTCCATCAAAGAATGAAAATAATCTAGTATTTGGTTTAAGTCCAAATCCAGCAAATTGTACAACTCTAGAACGCATAAATGGAATAATACTCATATCAACAGTACGAGCTCCCATACGATCAACACGTTGTTCTGGTGTTACAGTAGTCCTAACACCTTGACGAGTTTGACGTGTAGAAGTTTCCATAGTAGTTTCACGGCCAAACTGTTGAATAATAGCAGAACCAGGACCACCAGATGAAGTACCCATTGAAACTGTTCTAGAACCAACTTCAGATACACCAACACCAGTTGTTTGCCAATCATTCCACTCAGTTTCCCAAGAGTTTGCCATGGCAACCCAGTTATCAGTATTTAAATCAAAGTTAATATTAACATCAGGACGAGTTGTAGTATCAGTCCAATAATCATTATCTGGATTTAGTTGAATATCACCAGCCCATGACCACATAAGACCAGCACAAGATCGAGAAGAACTTGCAAGTGGTTGATCAATAATTATATCATGGTTATATGGCAACATAACTAAGTCGCCATCTTTTGGAGTTACAACTGAATCAATAACTCTAGATGTTCCAGAAGAAGCTCCAGCAATAGTAGCTGAAGCTAAGAAAGTACCTGAAACTTGTTCAATAAATAATTTATTGCCTATTTGATATCGAAGCTTACCACTTGCAGCACCAGCTGAAATTGATTCACCATTAGAATATGTTCCAGCTGTTGTTAATGTAACGGTAGCATCTTTTGCAGCTCTAACAACTCCAGTAGAAGATGAATCATATTCAAGTTCTACACTATCAAGCCTAAATTTAGGCCGAGCTTCTTTTTCTGTTTTATCAATAGCAACTGAATAATCTGGGTTATATACGTTACCAATTCCATGACCATTAAATGGATCCACCAACATACCATTTTTAAATCGATCGTTGCCAGATCCATCTTGAATATTTAAATCTTTAGTTGCTTTTTCAAGAAGATTAAGAGATGAATAATATTCAAGGTTATCAACCCGATCTCTAATAGCGCCAATATCTTGCATGGTAAAGCGCTTATTTTTTTCGTTCTTAACACCAGAAGCCATTTCCGGCCTATTATACTTATTAGCTCCACCAGGTGTAAGGGATGGGTAAGGCCCAATATTAAGAATGGCCAAGGTCATTGAGTTTGCTGGTTCTTCTGGCCTAACTGGATGTAGTGCAGGGGTTCCGTCAACTCTAGCTAATACCCCATCAGTTTGCATAACAATCCGATCAATACGTTTTAGATAATATTGCAAATCAACTACAAAGTCTTCATTTGGCGGAGGAAAGTGTACACCACCAGATGGCTCAACAATAGTTGTACTTGTTGCTGGATTTGTTGTACCACTACTTACTGTTGTAGTATCTGTTGAAGTATCTGTAATTCTAGGTCTAAAATCAAGAGAATCTCTAAGCTTATAGATTTTATTATCTATAGGTGAAGTATAAAATGGAATTTCTTGTGTTGTGATAGCATTTGTATTTGCTGAAGATCCATTAACATCATCAATAGGATAACTATCAACTGAGAAATAACCAACACCTTGAGAAGTATCATGAGTGAAATAATCTAAGTCAATAAGCAAATAATCACTAGCCCCAAGACTTAATGATGAACTTCTTTTCTTTTTAAGCTTTGCATGTTTATATAATGAATCAGTTTGGCCAGAATCAAGTTCAAAATGATCGGTAACATCAGTACCTTGAGTTGCCGTTGTAAATGTTGAACTATCAGTACGTACGCTGTTAATTTTCCAGACATCTGAGAAACCTAAATCCCAAGGACCATTTGTTGTATTCGTATGGGTAGCCAAATTAACTCGTACATATCTACCAGCTTTACGAACCTTAGCCATTTCTTGGCCGTCAACTTTATTAAGTTCAGTTAACAAGCTTGCAGAAACGGTTCCAGTAAATGTTTCCTGAGTATCAATTGTTGCTGATGTGGTAGTATTAATTGTTACTGATCGATTAGCAGCTTGACCACCAACCCCAGCAAGATCAATTACTTGACCATTCTTAAATACTTTATTGAATGCAACCCCTGAAACTGTACCACCGCCAACAGTAAGAATACCTAAGTTTGTATTATCAGTTATGGAACTAACAATACGCTCTCCAGCAGCTCCAAGATCAATAATATCACCAACATTAAGTTCAGTTGTAAATGCTGTACCAGATCCAGTAACTGTATTTGCCGCAGCACAAGAAACGGTTCCTGTAAGAGCTGCGCCAGTTGCATCAGCATTTAAGCAAAGATAGAATGCACCTTGAACTTGACTATCGCTAAGTGCACCGGTTGAAAATGGAAATACTTCTGACGCGTCAGAAGTTGTAACTGTAGTAGTACCATTTGTAGCAATAGTAACTGCAAATTTCTGATGAAACTTAAATAAAGTATCATATTGGTTACTACCATCTCTAAGTGTTTTAATATTAGAAGCTGGAATATTATAAACTGCTTTGTTAAAATCAGTTTCATATAATTTTGCAGAACCACTAACAAGAATTGGATCTGCTTTTGCATCGGCAGTAGAAGTATTATTAATATAAAGAGATCTAACATCTCCAAATGGTGCGCCACTCATAGTTATATCATAAAGATATATTTTATATTGGCCTGATGCAGCTCCCATAGTTCCAGTATAATGCTGTACACTACGTACGCGTGCGGTACCAATTTCTGCACCTACAGCAGAAGTAGTTGAATATTCAGAATTAGAAACAGCGTCTGCTGAAGCATTTCTAAGTGAAACTACTGGATGAGTATTAAAATCCCATTCTCCGACAACGTTATCAGCTATAATATAATTACCATATTGTGCTGGAACTGTAAGACCTTCAACTTGTTCAACATCAATACCTTTTTTAACGTTTATTTTTTGTTGAGCTACTATGTCAATATCATATCCACCAACATAAGCTTTACCAGCATCAACAGTAGCTATTAATAGTTCATTATTTCCTGATGGCTGATCATAAGTATTAGGATTACTGGTCGGGTAAAATCCGTTATTATCTCCGTTATCTAAATGCTCTCTTAACCTAACCATTAAACCTCTAACAGTATAATGACCAGATTCGTCGAACGTTCGTGTAGCCATATAGTCACGAATAGCATTGTATGCTGTTCTTGGAGGTGCAGTTTGTAATACACCATCTTTAACCCGAGCTATTTCAATAAAGTCCGGATCATTATTAGCATAACTAACTGATAATAAGTCTGCAGTAATTTTAAGACGATCGGCGCCAGGAGCAGTATAGTTATATGCACCTTGTGCTGGATCTAATAGAGTTGAATCAGCACTAGATGTTACGATAGACTCATTAATCTGAAATCCAATTCTAGCAGAAGCCGTGTTTGCAGCATATTTTGATACGATGACAGCTTGTGTAGGTACACGTACAAAGTGATCCCTAACATAAATTACACCTTCATTAACAGTATAATATCCAGCAAAGCCAGTTGGAGTTTCTGAAAGTTCAGCTACACATCCATTAGATGTTGCTGTTCCTACAATCTGTATTTTTTCGTTAGGTTCAAATGTTTGTGCGGCTGTATTTGTAGTAGAACCTTTAGTATATTTTATATAAAGTGTAGCAAGATTCGGTGTTTGGGCTTCTGAACCAGTATTTGCAGCTATAACTTTAGCTTCAATCCCGTTAGTTAAACCTACAATCGTTTGATCAACATAACTACTTACACCACCAATAGCACCATACCCATCTTTAAGTTTAATGTATCTCATATAAATGTCATATCGACCTTCAATTCCACGAACAACACTACCTTCTTTAAATAAATGTTCTCCTACCCGATCAATTTGATTTTGCAGAATTGTCTGCATTTGGGTAAGTTCTCGAGCCTGAACAGCCAGTCCAGGTCGATATAGAAACCTGTGAAAGTTTTTTGTTTCGTCAAAATCGTCGTAATACGGATCAACGTTTAGATTTGTTCTTAAAGATACATTATTAGCAATTGCCATTGAACACTATTCCTCTTAGCGGACGACATCATATAACATTATTTATTTAAGATATTAGAACTTAACTACGAGTTTAATATCTTCGATTTGATCAGAAGACCTTGCAATTGCAGGCCTATTTTCTACATAGATTACATCACCCGAATACTTCTTCAAATCGCCATATGTAATTGAAGACACAGTAGCCGTCGTAGTACTCGCATTACCGGTAACCGTTTCAGCAGTTTCAAAGGTACCTTCAACATCAATAAGATGCATCATACCAGTTGTAGCACCAAAGCCACCTGCAACAGTATTAGAATATTTAACCATTCTGCCATTAGCAAGTGAAGTACCACCCTTGATTAATTCATCTGATGTCCATGTTCCACTTACAGAGCTTAGTGTTAGACGCGTTGTAGTATCATAATTTGTGGAGTTAGCTTCCGTACCAGCAGCAATGAGAGGATCTTTAATCAATCCAATTGTACGGAAATCATTAGTTACTGGTAATGTGTTTGCCTCATCCCCAGTTAACTTCACATTCATAATAACATTATGACCTGCTAATTCTCCAACAGGATCAGACCCGTGTCCATCAGGAGGCGGAATCCTGGGTGCAGCAACTGCACCAGCACCGTGAGAAGAGTTAGCAGAAATTGCAACGTTTGCTTCTGAATAGTTGGCACCAACATTAATCAATGAAATTTGATTAACTGCACCGGATTCAACGTTAGCATAAGCAGTAGCTGTACTAGTACCATCACCATTAATGGTAATTTTTGGTCCAACAACATATGTGGTAGTATTATCAGGTGCTGGTGAGAATGAACTATCTACAGTAGCAACTTTCGTAGTACCAGAATAATCAACAATGGTTCTTAGCTGGCCTGAACCAGTACCGCCAGTTGTATAAACTGCTGAATTTACGTAAATATCATCAGTTGCGGAAGCACCACTTTGAAGAGTAATAGTACCGGAAGCTCCAGCTTGAGCTGTACCAATATCACCAACATAACCAGTTCCGTTAGTAGTAACATCAACAATGTCAATCGTTCCATTGGAGGCTGCCTGTTGTACCGTCCACTGAACCGAACCATCATTAGCTGTTAATGTTTTAACCGGAATAAAGTTAGTAGTGATAAACTTAAGAGCATCAGCTGTTGATATATTGTACATAAATTTCCATTTATAACCATCTGAAGTGGTTGAAATGGTAGTTGCCGTACCTGTAGGTTTAACTGTTGAAGTTCCCCCTTTAGCATTATACAAACACTTATAAACATTGTAATCTTCCGTCATTACAAAGAAGTTATTTGCATAAAGTGTAGTATCAGTGTCATCATATTCAGCATACACTGTTCCAGTAGTCCAGTTATTTCTTTCGCAAGCAAAAGTAATATCACCAGAAGGAATCTTCTTAGTTCCTAACATGGACCTCCAAGATTCAAATCTTGTTTGAGTTACACTATCTGAGGGGGTGGGTGGATTCGCTTCGTCAGGCCAAGGCGTAATTCGTCCGATAAACATATACATGTTTGTGTCTACGGCTTCGGAAAACGCTTCATGAAACTGCTGAGCATTATGAACGCGAAAGCGTCGTGTTACTATTCCAGGCATTTATTATCTCCGTTGACTATTATAAAGTCTTCCTTTGTTTATTTATAATCACGATGACGACCAATCTACGCAAAGTAGTAAAAGATTGTATTAGATAGTGGCGGATGTTCATGCGGTAGTGAAGTACTCATCAGTACGTTCGAGTAAACCGTATTCGACGCCAACAAGGTATTTGCAGTACCAGAAGGTAGACTGGAGTTTGTAGTATTTGCAATAATTTTAATATATTCGCCCTCAATTGGTTGAGTTCCGAACATTGTATTATTACCATAAAGCAATCTTGCAGATCCAAGTTCACCAACTGGCAACGTACCAATACCAGCAACCGTGCTACTACCATAAGAACTAATTACGCTATTAAGCCTATTATACAATTGGCCGGCGGCAAGTGTTAGTGCACCGGTTATTCCTGTAAGTCCAACTTCTTCTTCAGTACCACCAATGTTATATTGACCAATATCAATAACAAGTTCTGGTTCAACAAATACATGTCTTGTAAGACTATGTGTTGAAATCGGTACTTGTGTTTCCATTTCAACTTCAAATAGTTGAATAGATGGTACAAATCCAAAGAATTGGTGTGTATTAACATTTGATACATGTATCAGTTGCAGCTGATCTACAACAGCTGTTGGTACTGTGGTCTGAATTTGTAGTTCGCCTTCAGAATCACCACCTGTAACACCAACATAATTAAATTCAATTTCATTGGCCAGGAAGCCATCATCGCCCATATACTCATCAATAGATGGGCTACTTGCTAATGGGATATTAATTTCAGATTCCATAATCCGATTAGCAATTAATTGGGAATCTATTTGTCCAGCATCAGTTGATATATTGATCTGCATAAGACCAAATAATTTTGTACCAGCTGGATGTAGTAAATCGTTTACTATTTTCTTAAATGTACCAACGAATTGCTCAGATTTAATAGCATATGAGAATTCTTGGTAGTAATTATTATCTTGAAGCTTATTATTCCAAGATAAGAAACCTTTTGTATCAGTGAAAACACCAGGATTGTCAATAATACCATAAATTGTTGGAACACCAGTCGCATCTTGTGCAGTTGATTGCTGAACGTTATTTGCGCCTTTATTATCTGAAATATAACCACCAGTGCCGGTACCTTTAGTTCTATTTCTAATATATACGTCCCTAAACTTACTGTAATCAGATCCTTGTTCATTAACTTCAATAGCTGCTATAGATCCTGGAGCTCGGTTAGTTACAATTTCTGCATCTGCCCCTTTAAAGAATCCAGGCCTAACACTTGATGCAACTTTAAATCCAGCAACTTCTGTATCATCAACGCTTGCTTCTGGCAAATTAGTATAACCATAACCAAAATCAAGAGTTGTAATTTTATTAATTGAACCGGTTTCAATAGAAGCATATGAAAATGCATCATTAAATGTAGAGTGAACATTACAAACTTCCATACTATCTTGCATTGCAGCACTATTAGCAGAAGGATGTCCTCTCCAAGCAGTATTAGCTGCATGGCCAATTACTACATCTTTATATGGTTCAAAAACATCAGTATTCAAACCATCTAATAATTCAAGACTATCAATTTCATCCACTCTAAAAGAAGCACCAACTCCACCATTATGAGTAACACTAACAATAGAATTTGCTCTATAACCAGATCCACCATTACCAATAGTAAAGTAAACTGCAGATTCTCCAGAAGTTACTGTAACTACACCATTTGCTCCAGCACCAGATCCAGTATCTATTAGATCAACAATATCACCACTTTCATGGAAAGCACCTGCTGTTCTAATAGTTGTAATACCAGATGCAGGACCAACTGTATTTAGAATTGTAGCTCTAGTAGATTTATCTTCAGTTAATACGTCTTCACCATCTAAAAATCTACCTTGAATATTGGAGATTTTTAATTCAACTGCGGGAACACCACTAATTTCAGTTTCAAAATATGCAACTACACGAGCTCTTGCACCAGATGTTTGACCATCAATTTGAACACCATCAAATGCTATGGCTTCGCCACCAATAAGATTTGAAATTTTAATTGATTTTGTAATCTGATATCTACCATCAGATGCTCTTAATATATCTTCACCTGGATAATAGAAATCAATTTCATCATTCCACATAATTCTGAATAATAGCTTATAAGCTGCTTCAGAACCACGGGTTCTATAAAACTCTTTAGCATGTTTAATAAGTAGTTTTTTATCTACTAAAGCGTCTTTTGGAATTTGTGGAATAAATTCTTTAAGATAAAAAGTGAGAAATGAATCTAAAGAATGATCGATATCTAAATCATTTGGAAGTCGTCTTGCAGCGGCTATAGCATTCGAATCCTGGCCCATATATTCATAATAAGCTTTAAGAAAAGCTACAAAGGCTGGATGATCAGCCCGAACATGTTCGGGAATTTGGAGATCTATCCTAGGTGATATATCTTTATGTATAGTCGTTGCTATAGACATTAGTAAACAACCGCTTGAATTCCAGATGATAATAGTGTAGTTTCTACACCGCTTGTAGTTTGTACAACTGTAGTTGCAACTGTTTCACCAGTATCATTATCAACAATATTAACTCTAGCTCCAGCTATTAACATAATTTGGTTTCTAATTGAATCTATATTTAATGATTCTGGAGTTATTTGTATTTTTAGTTCACCTGCATAATCAGTTGGCAAAAATGAATTAACAGAAACCAATCCACCTGAATAATCAACTGTACCTGCAGTTCGATCTAAATAGACTCTAGTGCCAGTACTTATATAATAAATTCTTAAAGTTCCACTTCCATTATCATCAAAATAACAAGTTTGTCCACCGTATCCAAATGATGAAGAATATAGATAATGACCACCATCAGCTCCAGTAGATTGAACTGGCTGTTTTATTGCATTATTAAAGTTAATCTTATATGTTGTTTTATTAGTTAAACTTGGATTGAATCTCTTTTCCAATACCATAGAATTATCTACACTTACAATCGCTTCAGATACATCATCAATTTCTCTTATAAATTGTGAGTTATAGAATGTTCTATTTTCAAATTTACCAAGTTTATCATTTTCATATGCAACTATTTCATCACTTACCATACTTTGTAATTGAGATGCTGTTAAAGATGTGGCCCTAGAATTATATCTACAAGTTATTGTAGGAACCAAATATAGATAAGTTGGATCAACAAATTCTGGTTCAATGGATAATATATTATAGCGTTTTAATGAATTTCTAATATCTGTCTTTTTAGTATCTGAAACAAGAATACCGGCTTTTGGTTTAACAGCCATATAAACTTTACCAAATATAGGTGGATCATTTTCTTCACCACCCCATACTGAAACGCTATCAATATCAGCATTATCTCTTGTAATAATACGTTCATAATCTTTTGCAGTTACAGCTCTATTTTGAGTTTCAAATAATCTAGGTGCATTAAATTTAATACTATCAATTTGTTCAGCACCTGTACCACCAGATGCGCGATTAACAATACTCAAACTAACATCACTAAATCCGCCAATTGTTCCACTTAATGTAAAGTTATTAGCGCCATTAGGTAAATGACCATTAGAAACTCTATATTCAATATGAACATTTGCTCCTTGAACTGGTTTTTTGCCTATAACATTATCACCAAATTGCACTTTATATCTTCCATCAATTTCAGTTTCTAAGAAGTAAACCAAAGAATCATTTTTTACTTGAGTTATATCATCAGCTGGAGTATAACTTTCAACATTTGATAAGTTGTTTACTACATTTACAGTAATTGATGTTGTATCAACATTTGCGTTTGGAATAATAAATGAAGAACTAGTAGAATCAACTGTATATCTATGAGTGAGTACAGTACCTTCAACAACTTCTACATTAGCCGCAAAAATATTTGATGAATTAGCAAGAATAACAGAAGAACTTGGTGTTACAAAATCATATGAAATACTATTAACAGTTGTAGTAAATTTTGTATGTTTGTTAATAGTTAATTGTGTTAATGTACTATTTGCTTGTTGAGTCCAAACAACACCAATAGTAGCACTTGCACCTCTATTAGAAGTAGGGTTATACGATAGTGCTTTTGCTCTAGAAATTGCAGATGGCTTTAATTCGGCGGTATCTAAAAACGCTTCATTTACAGCCATGTTTGTAAAGAATGCATTCATATACGTATTATAAGAAAGCAAATCAACTAATGATGAAATTGCTGAATCCTCATAATCATAATCTTCTAAATCAGATCTATTTTTTAAGAAAGATACAAGATCAGATCGAATAACATCGTAACTTAATCCTGTAGTTCTTAATGTACTATTTGCCGTTGTTGCCATTATCGTATTCTCTCTACAGTGACAGTTACTTCCTCAGGTTTTACTGAATTAATTGGTCTGAAAACAATAGTTATAGTCAAAGCATTTCCATCTACATCTGCTGTAACATTTGCTTCTATAAGTTCAGCTCTCTTAATATAAGAATTAAATGCGTATTCAATATCTCTTTCAACGTCTTGTACTGTTCCTACATCAAATAATTCAAAAAGATGTTGACGAATATTCCCACCATAATCTGGCAAATAAGGTCTTTCATAATAATTAGTAAGAATTAAATTTCGTACACCTTGTTTTACAGATTCAGCATTCTTTTTAGTCAATAAAGCGCCAGTAACTGGATGTGCGCGCAATCCAAGATCAATATCTTTATAAAATATTGATAACTTATTAGCAGGAGTAGCGGCCATCAGATGTTCCTTTTATTTCTTACTATTTATAAATTAGCTATTGTTCTTTTCTTCTTGAATATCTTTTCTTAGCTGTCGACACAATCTAGATATTTCGCTTAGTGCTTTCCTGGCTCTAGTCCCTGCAGACTTATTACCGTCTTTAAATTTTTCATACTCAACTTGATATAAATCCATTAGTTGAATTATTTGTTCATGTGGATCCATTACGCTATTGCCTTTATAATCATCACTGGTTTGGAAAATGTTGGTATACTTGATCCATCCCAATAGTTTGTTGTATGCACTCTCATTGCATTACCTGTATGGAAACACCTGGCCTGGAGTTTTAAAGTCTTTGCTGAAGTCCAGGTTGAAAACTTACCAGTTGCGGCTACATCGCCGTCTCCAATACGCATATTCCATATAAATGCTATATTACCTTCAAAGTATTCTGCTGCATAACCCTTTTTAGCATCAGTAACTTCAACACCATCAACATAAAACCTTTGATGAAGTCTAGGTTGGCTCGAGCTATAACCTACTTGATAATAAAATTGATATTGAACAACTGAAGTACCGCTAGGTGGTGTATAATCTATTGAAGAACCAGGAATATCAGTTAAAGTTGTTGGGAATGGATCTGTAGCACTAGTTACATTTGACAAACTATAAGTTCCAGATCCTACAGTTACCTCAGTTCCATCAGCAATTAAAGCTACTTCTTCAATAATTTCACCTGGGCGATATGCAGCCGCAGATGTAGATACACTTCCATATACAAAAATACCATTGGCAGTTGTTTTTAATTTTATCGAATTATTATGATAAAGATCTAAAGCGCCGGCAACATTGGCTTGTAAATAGGTGTTTCCATTAGTGGTACCTAATACTAAATTATTACTTGTAATTTTATGACCATCATATTGTAAGCTATCAACATTAAGACTATTTGCAGTTAAACTTCCAGTCACATTCACAGATCCAACAGTCATAGCCCTGCTAGTTGTATTACCATTTAAGATTACTTTATCTAAAGTGGTATCTTCATCTAGATCTCGGATGTTTTCATCCATTTCAGCATAAGTAAGAGCTGATCCTTTTGTTCCTCTTTTAACTATAGTCATGCCGTTTTCTGTCCTAAATCATTAAAATATATGCCAATGAAACTAACATATTCATTTCCAGATATTCCTGGATTATTATCAAAATAATCAAATGCTACATATTCAAATTGTTCAGTTTCCGCCTTTGTAGGTGGAGAAGTAAATGTAAATCCTGATGCGTCTAACTTAGCCATTAGCCCATACGTTTGGCGAACCTTCAGATGAAGCATTAGGCACCCATGTTTGATGCCCGCCAGTAGCGTCTCCTTTTCTATGAACTGGAATATTATTCACATAAACATTTGGCGATCCGGCAACAGCTGGATCTGTACATGCAGTTATATCTCCAATTCGAGTTGTTTTACAATCGTTAGTATAAACATTTTCCGACCCAGTCACATAAGAAGTTCTATGAAATGGGTTAGGGGTAGGACTTGCATGTCCTATATGTTTATCTTTACCAACTCTTGTTACTTCTGGCATATTCTTACCTATTCTTATTAAGATCAATTCTTGGAGCATCAGCATCTATAAGTGATGTTGCATACTGCTTTTGAGTTCCGGTAATGTTTGTTGTTTGATTATTTTTATATGTTTCTTGTACTGTTCCATCAACTGTTTGAGTCATAGTTCCTTTAATATTTTCGGTTACATTACCATCAACCTGAATATCCCAATTGCCTTTAATATATGTTCTACAATCAGTATCAATAGTTAAATTACAAGTCCCTTTAATATTAACATAATCATCACCGGCTATAATTACATAATTGTTAGCAACAATTCTAGTTTGTTTATTACCCGCCGCATCTATTTCATAATGTGTACCGGCCTTATGATATTGATGAATTCTTTCAGATCCAGGTGTTCCATCCCATTCTTGTATATGGCCGGCTTCTGTTTGCCAAACATGATTATTAGGATATTTTGCATTATATTTGGCATTTGGTTCATCCCATAAAGCTTCTCCATTTGCAGAGTTCTTTTGTTCATTTGCTATAGGAATTCTTTTTGTTTGTCCTTCATTTCTAGAAATTGGATTTCCTGGAGGAAAGTCCGGATCATTTCTAGATAATCTATTCGTATCTGGTTCATGACTTCTAGTAGGATATCTCGATGCATTTCCATCTTCAGCCGACGGCGTCGGATCAGAAAATCCCATTTTTGGAGTTGTTCTAAACTGAGGAATCCCGTGAAGAGTTCCCATAATAAGAGGTTGTTGAAAATTTTCATCTAACCAGAATCCTACAACCCAAGTTCCTTGCATTAACCCAGTACCATCCCAACCAATATCATTAATTGAAGAAGAGTTAGGTGGCATAATTACTTGGGCCCAAGGTAAATCTTTAGTAGGTAATTTTAGCTTATCATTTGTATGAACCCCGTATGCACGTACTCGTACGCGCGCGAGCATAAGAGGGTCATTCCGGTCTTCAACAACTCCAAAGAACCATTCAAAATTATCACCTAATCTTTTATCCATTCTATCCATAATTAAGCCTTCTTAGGTATATTCTGCAAAGCATTTGGAAAACTATCTTTGATACATTCAAGAAAAGTAGTATATTTTTCTCCAGCTATATCAATATCATGTCTAATAGCTGAAATTATAAATTTAGCATCAACATATCTATCACTAGAATCTTGTTTATCTGCAAATCCAGATGAATCTGGAACAAATAGATCAATACAATCTCCAGCTTCTAATTCAGAATTTCCTGGTACTGCTAGGTGGCACTTAACACTTTCAAAGTTCTTAAACCAAGACATCTTTTTTGATAGATTATTTTGTTTACGGCGCCAATCTTGTTTAGAGGCCAATCTCTTTTTAATATATTTGCAATCTTTTTGAATCCAGTCAGACCACATAAGATTGGATCTAATTTCATCAAACTCATATTTTTGTTTCAAATTACGATTAATAATTGGATGTTGATCAACATGAGTCTCTTTTTCTTTATTAAATCCCGGCCCATATACGTATGGTACTTCTTTATATTGTTTAGTTACTGGATCTATATACTTGGTAGTAGAACCAAAACCTCCATCCATCATCCAATCAAGTGTATCAAATATTGGTTGAATTTCTAATGTTTCTACTTTTTGATACTCGCGATATGACGACATTCTTTTATTTTCTGGTGGAATGTTTTTAATAACATAGATATATTTTTCTCTAACTTCATTTGATGCTAGATCTTCTAAAGTTCCACAAACAAAACCTGTCTTCGTTTCCCAAAATAAAAAGGTTGAACTTTTATTAAGACCGCCTTCAGCTTCATTTAATACTGATCTAATTGTTGTGAATGGAGAATCTCCATTACCAACCCATGACATTAGCTGACCATCACCAGCAGGTTCGATTCCTGCCTGCATAAGTACTTTTCCAGTTGGATAAACTACATTGTTAAAAACACTATTTGTAGGTAAACCAGGAGACATTCCGGAATCAAGGTTTGTAGATGCATTTTTTATGTGAGTATCAAATATCTTCTGAACAATATCAAATGGAACTTCATGATTAAAAGATTCTTTAACACCAACATTTAAATCTGTTACAGCTTCTTGTGATACACCATATAATGTATATGCCATTAATCTATCGTTAAGTGGTTTTCTTTCACTTACTCTATATAAATTAAAAACTAAATTTATAGTTTGCATATCATCAGAGCCAGTTTTATATGCTATTTCTAATACTTCATCTCCACAAAGAGGTAAATCTGCAAATAGGCCTTGGCCATCAGCTACGTCAATTTCAATAGACATAGTATCTTCATGAATATCTTCATATATTCTAACTATTTGCGCAGTAGCTCTCATATCAACTACTTCTGAACCATCAAAATTTTTGATGGCTAAAGCAGCTAAATTAAAAGATCCAGGTTTAAATGAAGATTCTTCAGACGCCATTATACAATCGACCTATTCGTTTAAGTACATCAGGAATATATTCTTCACCTAAAAGACTTATTAATCTCTTTCTTTCATTTTCTTGAATTTCCCAATCATAATTTGTAAGTGAGGTTCTCCAGTCGGTGCTTAAACCATTATAGGTTGTTTGATCTACTTCTATTTTTTTCTCAGGCGCCACATTACCTGATGGTAATGTTTTTCTCTTATTTAAAATCTGATAATATGCATATACATTTTCCTGGGATTGCCGCAATGAACCATATTTACTACGAATATAAGTTTCAAATGTATAAGTATCCATTGGCCAATCATAATATGGATCATGTATTTGATTTGTTAAATAAACAATCCAATCTAATGTAACATCGCCATATAACTTATGCGCAATCATTTGAGCAGTTTCACCTTCTTGAATAGAATAATCAAAAAATGTAGCTTTACGAGAAGCAATAACCATTTCTAATGCATATCTTCGAGTAATATCTTGGACACCTGATACTATATTTTTAGTACCTTTAACTCCAGGCTCATGCGCGTTTGTTGAAGCATAGGTTGTATTAGACGTAGGATTTACACCTTTATAAATGCCAATATCATAATTGACTGTTGGAATATTTTGAAAATAATGGGGCATATTAGAATCCTGCTGCTATTTCGTCTTTACTAACCAATTCAGTTTCTTGAAATTCTAAACTAAGTTCAACTGTTAAAGGATATGGATTATTTTGTCTACTAAAAGTAGGAGCACCTTCTGTTCCGTATTTAACACCTACACTTTTCAAAATACTTTTACCTATATTAAATAATTGAGGAATTCCTATACTAGATCCAAATTTTATTTCCCATTCATCAGGGAAGGTATATGCAAGGGATCCCATAATTGGAGATGCGTGATATTTAAATACACTAACTATTTGTCTAATTGCTCGAGCATCTTCTATAGATAATGCTGTTAATTTATAAGTAAAAGAATGTGACCTAAATTCTGTTCCTTTAAATAATACTGCCATATGTGGATTTTTGGAAACACCTGCTAAAAGGCTAGCTGCAGCTGTGGCTGATGCACCTGCACCTTTCATTACACCGGCAACAGCACCTTGTGCCATTGTCTCCAAAACCATTTCAGAAGTAATACCTCCTCCACTTTGTGCTGCTCTATTAGCTAATAGTGATTCAACATTTTCATAATTTTGAGTATAATTAGTTGCAATCTCTCCAACCATTGGTAATCTTAAAGAATTAAGTCTTTTAACTGTAGGTTGTTGAGTTCCTCTAGTTTGGAACTTTCGTTCCATTGCAATAAATTCAATCCAAAATGCTTCTTCTTCCATTAACTTAGAAGGATATTTTAAACTACCAGCTCCACCTGTTGCACCTAATTTTGCAAGAGGTCCGCCAAATTTCTTCATATGGTCTGAAGTAGATACCTGTTGCTCTTTAACTTTGTTAATCCCGCTCATAATGGCTTGAGTGGCCTTACTTTGTTTTTGCTCCTCAGCCTTTTTCCTGGCCGTGGCCTGTTTCTCAGTATTCTTCGCGGCCTCAGCTGATTTTTTATCAGCATCAAGTTGAGCTTGAGTTACTTTATTTGGGGGTCCAGCCATGTCTTTTTCCTGTTATAAATAGGATAGTACTTCCTTACTCAATATTTATAATGACTTACAAAGGTAAATTCTCACCAAAGAACTATAAAAAGTACAAAGGTGATCGAACCAAAATAATCTATAGATCTTCTTGGGAACTTAGATTTATGAAGTGGTTAGATCATAATAATAATGTATTGTCTTGGGGCTCAGAAACTGTAATTGTTCCTTATAAAAATCCAATTACTGGTCGTAAGCATAGATATTTCCCTGATTTTGTAGTTACTATGAAGAATAAGCAAGGTCAAACTCAAACATATATGATTGAAATTAAGCCCAAACGCCAAACTGAACAGCCTAAAAAGAAATCTAGAATGACTAAAAGATATATTCAAGAAGTCTCTACATTCGCTATAAATAACTATAAGTGGAAATATGCGGAAGAATATTGCAAAAATCGTAATTGGAAATTTGTAATACTCACCGAAAACGAATTAGGACTTGCTTAATGGCAACTTCAGTATTTGATACTATTCTTACAAAAGGTGTTAGGGCTGGACAAGTGCCTGCCAGAACTCAAAAAGCTAGAACTTGGTATCGACAAACAGCTAGAAAAACTACTAGAGGTGCAGCACCTGGTGCAATCATGAGAGGTGGAGATACTCTAAGAAATAGAGTAGGATTAGGGAGGATGTATTCATTCTTTTATGATCCTAAGCATAAAAAGACATTACCTTATTATGATACATTCCCTTTAATTTTTCCATTTGCTACTACTACCGATGGATTTATGGGAATCAACATGCACTATCTTCCGTTAAGGTTAAGAGCAAATTTAATGGATCAAATCTATGATCTTGCATCAAATGATAGGTATGATGATAGCACAAGATTGAAGTTAACTTATAGCACTTTAAAAGCTGCTTCAAAAATATATCACCCTACAGTAAAACGATATCTAAAAAGTCATGTAAAATCTAGATTTTTATTGATTCCATCATCAGACTGGGATATAGCTTTATTTCTGCCAACTGAACGATTTGAGAAAGCAAGTAAATCTGAAGTTTGGAGAGATGCTAGGAGAAAACCATAATGGGTAGACAATTTAATATTAATAATTTTCAAGCTGAAGTTATTAATGGAAAACGACTTGCTCGAACTGAAATGTTCGAAGTTCTTGTTTCTCCTCCATCAATAAGTTTCGTCATGAGTCCTACAAATAGAGGTATTCCAATGAGGGCATTGGCTGTTAATTTGCCTTCTAGAAGTATTCAAACAACTGACCACAAATATCATGGGCCACTCAGAAAAGTACCATATAGTACAATGGCTGGAGAAATAAGCTTAACTGTTTTATTGTCTCCTGATTATTCTGAAAGAGATTTATTTTATGAATGGCAAGAATTAGCAGTTGGAGCTGGTCAGCGGACAAATTCAGGTGGAAATTACGCTAGAGGAATGTGGAACACTGTAAATTATTATAGTGATATTATTGGAACTATGGAAATAACTACTTTTGATGGTGATGGAGAACCCACACATAAAACAACATTAAGAGAATGTTATCCATTAGGCGTTAATGAAGTAGCTTTAAGTTGGGGTGAAGTTGGATTGGCACAACTTAATGTTACAATGTATTCTTATACGTTTACAACAGAAAAATTAGGAATGACGGGCGATATTGATTTCGCTTAAACTTACAGGAGAAAATTAAATTATGGCTTTACCGAGGATTGATAGCCCAATCTTCAATGCGGAACTTCCAAGTGGTTTGACAGTACAATATAGACCATTCAGAGTTAAAGAAGAAAAACTACTTCTTATGGCTCAAGAAGATAAAGAGAATACTGATAATATGGTTCAGGCCGTACGTCAGGTGATTGGAAATTGTGTAATTGATGAAGGGGTAGAAATAGAAAAACTACCGTCATTTGATTTGGAGTATCTATATGCTGCAATTAGATGTCGGTCAGTTGGAGAAGAAGTCGAAATATATTATAAACATGTGGATGGAAAGAACCTATCTGGACAAGATTGCGATCATACACAGGCTGTAAAAGTAAACTTGGAAGATATTGAAGTAATAAAGGATCCAAACCATACCAATACTGTTAAATTAAATGATCAATATGGAGTTCGACTTAGATATCCAACTATTGAAATGATACAAAAGGTTAATACTGTTGACGCATATCAGGCAATATTAGATCTCGTTGTACAATGTATTGACTGTGTATATAGTGAAGATGAAATGTTTGAACCTGATACTATTGAGGAAGCAAGAGATTTTCTAGATACATTATCAAAAGAACATGTTGAAGGAATGCAAACCTTTTTTGAAACTATGCCAAAGAACGTTATTAATATTAAATATAAATGTGAAAAGTGCGGTGAGGAGGAAGAGTTTAAGATTGAGGGGCTAGCGGATTTTTTCTAATATCCCTCTCTCATAATACTCTCGAGAACTACTACAAAATTGTATTTTCTTTGGCACAGCATCATAATTGGAGTATAAGTGAAATAGAAAATATGATTCCATGGGAGAGGGAAATCTACGTAGCATTACTCCGTCAATGGTTAGAAGAACAACAAAAAGAAGTAAATAGGAAACAGCACCATGGCTAAAGACGAAACAGTTGGTCCAATTAAAGGGGTTACTGCCAAACGCGAGGTTAGCGGTATTGACCTTGCAATGGATAACCAACTCAAGTTTCTGAGGCAACAGCAAAAAGCTCAAGATAAAGCTTTGAAAGAGACCTTGAGTGAAAAGATGGTCGAATCTGTTGTTGATGCAGTACCACTTATAACTGGTCTTGGCTTATTAAAAGCAACTGATTCTCCACTTCTAGCCTTGGGTGGCGCATATTTTTCTGATAAATTAAAAGATGCAGTAGCAGAAAAACGTGCACGTGTGAAGAAAGAAAAAGATGAAATAAGACAACGGCGTATGGCTGCTAGAATATTAGTAGAAAGAAAGAAGCTTGCCGGTGAACAACTCGATGAAGCAACAGTTATGCAGCAAATCGAGGAGAATAGACTTAAACAAGCAGAAGATAATTTGGAAGAAGAACAGACTCAGCTTTTAAGAGAAATGGGTCTTATAGATGATAAAGAAAAGTCTGAAGATACAGAGAAAGAGGCAGTTGATAAAAGAAAAGAAAATGCCGATAAAGAAGCTGAACTTCTTGCTCAAAAAGAAAATAGTCTATTAAACCCACAAGATACATCAGCCCAATTTGAAAGGGGTGATATTGGGGATATGGATAGAGCGCAGATGACAGAACATCTTCGCAATATAAGCGACACTGCTAAAGAAGCACTTGGAATACAAGTTTCAGGTAAAGATAGAGCCATTACTGATTCTCAAGGAATGTTACAATCTAATGTAGCTATGAGAGATTTACTTGAGCAACATCTAGATAATCTAGAAGAAATGAATACCAATATTGATCGTCAAGCTGATATAGCTAACAAAGATTCAATAAAAGCTGGTATTGATAGACAACGTCAATTAGAAGCTCAAAGAGAAGCAGCAAGAAGTGGTGGTGATAGTGCTGCAGGTGCTGGACCTACTGGAAAACAAAAAGTTGATAAAGGTGGTAAAGGCGGCGGAGGTCGTGGTGGAAAAATAGGTGGACTGGTTGGTAAACTATTTGGTGGTCTTGGCCGAGGTCTTGGCGCATTAATTTCTGGCTTTATTATGGCGCTTGGCAATCCAATGATGATTAAAGCTGCCGCTATTTTTGCTATTGTGATGCCAATGATTGGTGTAGGGTTAGGTGGCTTTGTTGCTGCATTTGGTAAATTAGCATCATTTGGTATAGATGCTATAGCAAAAACTATGCCAGCATTAGCTAATGGTCTTAAAACATTAGAAGCATTAGATGGTAATAAGCTTTCAGCTGCTGCTAGTTCATTTGGAGATGTTGGGTATGGATTAGGCGAACTCAGTCTTGCAACTTTATTTACAGGTGATGCGAGTAAAGGAGCTGAAGGATTACCAAAACTTTCTAGTGCATTAAAAACTTTTGAAGAATTAAATCCAGAACAACTTTCTAAAGTTGGCCCGGCAATGGGTGCACTTGGTAAAGGACTTGCTGGTGGTGGTATTGGTGCATTTATATCTCAACTTGCTGATCCAACACAACTTGTTAGTCTTGCCGGTGCAGTTGATAAATTTGCAAATCTAAATGGAGATAATTTAGCTAAAGTTGGTCCGGCTATGAATCAACTTGGTCAAGGTTTAAAATCTGCTGGTATTGCTGGATTTATATCTGGAATTACTGAAAAACTTGGTATGGATCCAAGTGCAATATTTACAAATGTTGTAAATGGAATCAACAAATTTGCAGTTATAGATGTTGATAGACTTGTTAAAATAGCACCGGCTATGGAATCTCTTGGTAAAGGTATGAAGGACTTTGCTGGAGCTGGCATGACTGAGGTCTGGTCTGGTCTAGCTAAAAGTTTCATGGGATTGTTTACAAAAGAAAGAGATCCAATTCAAGAAATTAGAAAATTTGAAGTATTAGGAAGTCCAGAAACTTCTGCAGCCTTAACTGCAGCAGGAAATAATATTTCTATCTTTGGTAAAGCTATGAATGAAATCAAAGGCTTAGTTGATTTAGAGAGCATGAATCTAGAAAAGATGGATGAGAATGTTATGGAACCACTTGGAAAGATGGCAGAAAGGTTCGGTAAATTACCTCCTCATACAGCAACTTCAATACTAAGAACTATTAGATCACTTCACCAATTACAAGGCCTTGAAAAATTAGGGTATGCAGAAATTGGTACTGGAATGCCCAAGCTTGGTGCAGGATTTGACGAATTTGCAGACTATCTAGATGATGGAGAACCTAAAGATATTGAAGAAGCTTCTAAAGCAATTGCGCATTTTGCAGAAGCCATTCAAAAAGGTAATATGGCAGCTAGATTAGCTGGGCCAGCAGGTGATCAAGCAGAAGCTGGAGCAGCAGTTCAAGGAGCGTCTCAAGGAATTCAAATTATGAATATGCAAGGAAACTTTACTCTTGAAGATGCATCCATTGTTAAAATTGTACAAGGTATGGCTTCAGCAGTTCCAGGTGGTGGTAGTACTACTGTTAATAATCAAACAGTACAATCAAGTGGATCTATGCAAATTAGAGCTGGAAACGCATCTACTCTTGCTAAAAAGAGTTATTTGAATAGGCGAGGTTTCTAACAAAAAAATAGGCGACCCGTAGATCGCCTATTTTCCAACCCGAGCTCACGGGTTCTCCTTTCGGTATATACTAGTCGTAATTGACTAAGCAGAATTCGCGAGTTTCTGGAAATAATCCAAATCGTCGTCCTGATTCTCCACCGGTTTTTCTACCACCGGAGCTTCTTTTTCCGATGGAGCTGAGAAATTTGGAGTAAAAGGAGCAACATCCTCAATTTCATCTGCTTGGGTAGTATCTACGCCTTCACCCAAAACTCGATATAGTTTTGTCTTAAGTTCAGCGTAGGATTTGAAGTTCTTGAGATCCAGAAACTCTGCTAGAGAATGTTCTGACTTCCACAAGGCCTCCAACTTATCATCGTCATCCATGATAGCCGTAGGAGCATCAAACTCCGACTTATCATAGTTGCGATAACCTTCCACATTTCGAATCTTCAGTTTAAGATTGGCACCTTCCCATAGATCAAATGGGTTTACAGGATCCTCATCTTCAAACTCCGGGTTCATCATATCATTAAGCTTATCAAAGATCTTCTTGCCATATTTGTACAAGTAGACTTGACCTTCTTTTTCAGGATGAGCCGGATCCTTAACAATAAGGATATTCGAAACATAATTTAATCGCCGTTTCTGTTTCCGGGCCTGATCTTTACCGGCATCATCTCCACGATTCCAAAGACTGGAATTGTATTCAGAAACCGGGTCATCTTTACCGAGAGTCGTAAGAGAATTCTCGATATACCAGCCTCCTGGTCCTTGAAAACCATGAGAGAACATTCGTACCCAAGGAAGATCTTCTCCTTGAGGTGCAGGAAGGAACCGGATAACAGCATAGCCATTGCCAGCCTTATCAACTTCGGGCTTCCAAAACCGATCGTCGTCTGATCGACCACCAGTGTTTTGAAGCTTATTGGTTTCTTCTAGGATTTTCTCGTAAGTTGATTTACGAGCGCGCTTGAGTTCAGCAAAAGATGTCGTCATATCTGTATATCTCCTTTGTATGCGATGTATGTTTGCTTGTCCACATAATTCATAATATAATAGTATTATAATCTATTTATACCGAAATGTAAATAAAAAATGTGAGTTCTTATTAAAGGATTATTCTTTCCAATTTACTAAATAATCCTTAGGCGAATAATTGTGTTTATTATCTTCTGTAATAATATCTCCTTCAGAAGTAATTGCAATAGCTCTTGGTTTATATGATGAATCTGTTCTTGTAAGTCTTTGGGCTCTATCTAAACTTACATATTTCTGATGACCAAATGCATATTCAGCATCTTTAGTAAAATTATAGATCATGTTTCTCATGTCTTTTTTACAAGTCAAATAGAAATCTTCATCATCATGAGCATTTTCATTTTCCCATGGAGCTGTTGCAGTTAAATCATTCCAAGCCCAGAATGGCCAAAGGGTTCCATCTTTTCTTTTATGATGTTCCCTAATCATCCACTTTTCTATCCATGGGTCTGTATAGAATGGTAAACAATTAGACATATCTATCTTATCTCCAGGAAAGTCAGATATAAATCTAAACATTCTAAGAGCAAATCTAGATTCTCTTTGAATTTCTAAACGTTCAAAAAGCCATTCAGTATCTAATAATTTATCATGATCAGTAATATATAATGCGCCACCAGTATACTGATCTATTTCTCCACACCAACTCCAAATATGTTTATCAGCTTTAGCCATAGAATATAACGACATATCGTTATCTATTTCATAATCTATATTTCCTTTGATTACTTTATTAAAATAGTCTTCATATTCAGTGCCACCACCAATTAATATTCTTAATTGTTTTGGACATACTTCTACTAAAGCACATAATGCTGCAGTGCTATCAATTCCACCTGACCAGAAGAAATCAATAGTTTTTCCATGAGAGGCTAATGATTCTGCGGCTTTAATGAATATTTCATCTGTCGTTAGATTTTGAACTTCCGGCCATTGTTTATATTCAATCCATGGCATATGCTCAGTGGATGTCCTATAAGTATATTGTTTATCATGGCTCCTATGAGCCAATAAGCCAGCCCCTTGACCTGGAGCAGGCCAACCGGACCAACGTGATCCAGATGTTTTGAAGAATTCTTTTTCTTCTTCATTACCCTTTTTGAAGATCTTAATAATATCTTGAGCACCATACTTTTTAAGTTGTTTAGTTTCAAACATATCTCGAATTTGATCATCATCATATCCAAAATACTTAAAAGTTTCGTGTCTTATATGATTAGTCCACCATGGGGTTCTATGTACAATAGACTTTACCAATACTTATCACTTTCTACAGTTAATTCCTCATAAGAGGTATATGTTGGAACCTGTTTAAATACAGGATCTTCATCACATCGTTGTTTTCTAAGCTGATCAAGTCTATGTTCCATCCAATGAATGGATGTATGAATATGACCAGTATCATGTGGCTGTAATTGGCTTTTTGCGTATTCTATTTCGGATAAAAGTACATCTATTCTATCATTAATTGTTATCATCAAATTCTTCTCGCATGATCCTAGCATATTTGCGCTTATCAATATTGAGAAATGGTGTATAATTCTTAATTAACGCAATAGTATCATTCCATAAAATATCATCTAAGTTCCAATTCATTGGAGCAATACTATTAAATATGCACATTGTTTCTAGTAAAATCCTATTACCAAGATATTCTTTTAGAATAATAGGATGGCTGCTATTCCCGCTATACACACTAGGAAAAGACCCCAGCCCAGCAATATGCTTAACGTCTTCTCGAAAGCGGTAGCTAATTGAATCGATTTTCTTCGTCCATTCTTTATAGACTTCATTTGCGTTATCTCCAGTAAGTGAACCTGACCACGATCCTGAATCTTTAACAAAATTTGCAACAAAGAAATTTACAAGTTCGTCCTTGTATTTTCTTTCTATTTTAGCAAAGAAAAATCTATCCTTTCTTTTAAGAAAGGAGGTTTCGTTAACTTTCATCTTACCGTTATATTTAATATAATCGTAAGACCCAGTAAAATGAGCGCGTAAAGCTACATAAACTTTATACGCTTTATATCCTTCGTAATCATTCATACGCCTGGTAGCGAACAGATCTTTTCCTTCAATAGATTAAGATCGCTTGCCTCTAATTCTATTGATTGACGAATTTTATTCTTTTTAGATGAGAGTAATTTTGCTGCAGATTCAATTTCTAAATTATTTTCCTCGCAATATAATACCACGGCATCCATATACGAACATTTTTTTTCTTTGACAAATTGCTCTATAACTTGAGCAAATGACGCTTGACTTAACACGTTTATTTCCTTCATGCCAGACCACCAACAGTCTGACGAATAATATCGTCTGAAAGTGGCTCTGGATAATATAATTCAAAAGCTAAAGTATCATCTTCAGCTTCAAAAGAATGGTACTCACCGGGTTTAACGGTAGTCCATTCTCCATGACCAAGAATAGTTTCATCAATAAGATCATAATCATTCTTATGAACTTTGATTTTTAACTTTCCTGATGTTACGTAAAATAAATTCCATTTGAAATCATGTTTATGAGTAGAGCAATATCCACCAGCACCAACAAAAATCCTATGAAATTCAATAAAGGGGTTCTTGAAAATTAATTCAGTTTGACCCCATACTTTTCCTGCTTTCATTTAAATCTCCCAATAGATCATCAAACATTTCAAAGGTTAACATATTAGGACCGTCTGATGGAGCATTATCCGGATCATTATGAACTTCAGCAAACAAAGCATTAATTCCTACGGCCATTGCAGCTCTTGCTAAAACAGGAGCGAACTCACGATTTCCACTGGAGCTGTCACCACTGCCACCAGGACGTTGGACACTATGAGTACAGTCGAAACAAATAGGGACGTCATAATCTTTCATCACTTCCAAGCCAGTCATATCTACTACTAAATTATTATAACCAAATGATGTACCACGTTCAGTTAACATGATATTAGCATCTGGATTAATTAATTTAGCTTTGTCTACAATATGTCTGGCATCATAAGGAGACAAGAATTGACCCTTTTTAATATTCACGGGACAATTAGTTAAAATACAAGTTTGGATTAAATCAGTTTGTCTACAAAGAAAGGCTGGGATCTGGAGGACGTCGACGAGGTCTCCAAGTACTTCTGCTTGCCATCCTTCGTGTATGTCGGTAAGGATTTCGATATCATACTTTGACTTAAGGTCCGCGAATGCGTATGTTGCTGCGTCGAATCCTTGTCCGCGGAAGCCTTTGCCGCTGGTTCGATTCGCCTTATCGAAAGAGGTCTTATAGATGAAATTCGCATCATACTTCTCGCATATATTTCCAAGTTCTAAGACCATATCTTCGGCATGATTAAATCCCTCAAATACACATGGTCCTGCTATAATATTTAATTTACTCTCCGGAAGAGCTTGCCACCATTTCGAGCGGGTCATCATGTATAAGTTCCTTACTCACCTTGTCACGTTTGCGACCTTCTTCATCATAATAGAAATCTTCTTCAAAATTAGTTTCTTGAAGAAAATTACGATCAGCATTTCTAACTTTATTTCCTTTAGAAATTCTTCCCATTAATATTTCCACGTATAAAAGATGTGGTCCTCTATTTTTGCAACACGGGTTTTAGTTCTAGCCCATGCAGGTTTAACATAATATGCATGATAGAAAACAGCGCCAGATGTAAAGTCAAATGTTTCTTTTTCATAAACATGCAATGCTATTTTTAATGCAATTTGATACGCGGTTTCATCTCGTATCTTATCGGATTTTCCATCGCAATACCAACTAAATTGACAGCGATGTTTGACTGGATAGAAAATATTCTTATCTTTCCAGCTTGGTCTAACAGGACCCTGATAAACTACTTGGCAATATGAGCCTGGAAACCTTTTATCAACAACCCTATTACGAGTCACCAATGCTACAGCTAATTGACCAGCTAAACTTTGACTTCTAGCTTCATGGTATATATTCACTGCTAAACATTGAACTTCTCTTTCTTTACTCAGCTCTGTAACATCAGCTGATTCATCAGCTACAGAAACGCTTTGAGTCATAAGAAAAAAGGCAGCAACGCCCATAACAATATTTTTCATCATATTAACATTATATATCAATTTAGAGCTTAAGTAAACAGTTAATTCATATTCTTATTAAACGAATTAACAAATAAACCCCATTGTTTGTTTATCGATATACATTATCAGATAGCTGTATGTTAGATAATTCCATGCACCCACTATTGTTTCAATCATTATCCACCACCTTGTAGTTTTGATAAAGGATTCTTTAACGCTTTATTTATCTTGTCGTTTGTATCCTTTTCAAGAGTCTTCATCTTATTAGACAACGTATCATCTAGATTATCCATCCGTGTTTGAATACGTTCTCTAATCTTATCATTACGATCATTCTCTTTGTCAATCATCTTACGTGTATCATCTTGAATAGCTTTAACACGTCTATCAATTGACTCAACTATTTTTTCTGTGCGTACAATTTCAGCTTTCAGATCGTGTTTGATCTCTCTAGCTTCATCTCTTGTCGCAGTTGCAGAATCTTCGATTACCTTCTCAATCTTCTGTAACGCATCCATATCTGTGCGTAATATTGATAACCTCTTATCAAATTTTGATAAGTCTGGTGCTACATATTTTTCTATCTTCTCACGCATATCCATGTAGTCTTTATAAAATTCGAATCCTGCATAAAGACCGCCGCCGAGTGTCGACAATGCTGTAATAATTACGAATATTTTTCCACCTCGAAATTTAACACCGGCAAACTCAACTTCCGTTTTGCCGTCGCTAGACATTTTAAGAACTCCTTATCTATACTGCAAATCCACCAACGAATTATGACCTATATTAGAGTCATTGAATAGAAAACCGCCAAGAACATTATCTTGAATGACTCCACCTGGAATAGTCGTTGGTTTATAAAATTGAGCAGCATCTTTTAATACTATTCCTTGATTGAAAAAAGTTTTGGTATCTCCAAGAACTTGCATTACAACTAAAGTTTTTGCTTGGTTGACATTTGAGTATTTACCCTTGTCACCCATCTTCTTTAAAATCTTTTTAGCCGCCTTTTCCTGTTGTTTCTTCTTTGCAACTTTCTTTTGTTTCGGAGTTTGCTTTTTAACAACTTTCTTTGGTTTAACTGTAGCCTTCACCTTTGCTTTAGGTTTGGCTGCAACAGGTTTTGGTTCTGTCTTTTCTTCAGTTTTAGGTTTAGCTTCAGCTACTTTAGCTTCTTCCGGTTCTGATGAATCTTCACTAGCATTTTCTGCGCTAGGTTGCTCTCCGCTTCCTGCTTCAGTCTCTGAAACTGGGCCTTCCTGAGAGCTTGATCCACCAGCCGTTTCTTGTGATTCCGGAGCAGGCGTTTCCATATCCACCGATTCGGATCCTGCATTTGAGATCTCCGTTTCTATCTCTACCTCAACAGTAGCTTCTGCAGAAGCCACTTCAGGAGTCGGTGTTGGTGTCTGAACCTCAATAGTAGGAGGTGCAATTTCAGCAGTTGGTATTTCTAAATTCATTTCTGCCTCGACTGACTCAAAACTAACTTGAGCTGTTGGAGGCTCTTGTACATGTGGTGTTATTTCAATTTCTCCCGTTGGGCCAGGTCCAACATCATTGTTTTCGAAAATGTCGTTAACGACGTCTATTGTTTCTTGGTCTGTAATTCCTAATGCTACAAATTGTTCTACCGTAGTTATAGTCTCAGTTACGATAGTATTCACAACATTATATAATACATTAATAGTAACATCATCGAATAAAGGTCCAATGGCTAAGTTTATATCTCTACCACCAACTTCAACTACTAAAGTTGTTAGGCCACCGGCAAAATCAAATCCACCAGAATGAGTTGTAAGTCCAGCTCCTATAGCTCCAGTTTCTGATAATACATCTGTTCCAGAAAATTTGACTGTAGTACCGTCCGTACCTTTCATATGCATATAAATTCTGTCTTGAGCATCTTGTTTGTCTACTTTAATTGTATATGTAGCCCTGCCACCTCTAGAGCCAACTCCCAGATCTGATATATCAATTGTTTGTATAAACGTAGTGCCCATGCCCGGAACACCAGATGCACTAGTATTATTTCCTGATCCAGTTATCATAGCACATTTATCTACCCCTAGACCTTTACAATTACTTCCCGTTGGCAATGAAGCTGGTCCTTGACCACCCCAGTCAGATGACATGTCTCCACCAAACCTTTGATTCCTACCCATGGCTTTAACCTTATCATCGGTCAATAGATCACCAGTATCTTCATTGGTTACTGTTGTTGTAGTCGTAGTTGTTGTAGTGGTAGTTGTGGTGGTTGTACCAGTTCCATCAGTCTCTGTAGTTTCAACTATTGATTCATCAGTCTCTACAGTGACACCTGGCTGACATAATCCAGAAACAGTTGATGGGCAGGGTGGCGATTGAGGTGGAGATTCAGCTCTAGAAGAATAAGGGAACACCAAAGAAAGCGCCAGCAATACCAACAAGAATCCCAACGCCATTGATCCAACCGAAGCTAGATGGCGGGCTTTCTGTATCTTCTTCTGCGTAATCGTCTTCGATATCATCATAACTTAATCCGTCTGATCCGGATCCGTTATCGATGTCTCGCTCTCCTCCTCCATCGAGTTCGAATTCGTCAACTTTTTTTTTAGAGTTTTTTGCCCAGAAGGAGCATCATTGAGATTATCTTCCCAAGCTTCTAGAGCATCTTTTCCGATTTTACCTTTGTATGGACAAGGTGTTCCTGCCATAACCATGGCATCAAATACTCTAGGATCTTGGCATAGAGTACTAACAGCTGCAACCTTCATTCCCATACCATATAGGGAACGGGCAAGCTTAATTCTTTCACAGTTTTCATCTGTGATAGTAATGCCTGAGGCAAAACCTAAAATTTGTGTTTGAATAGCCGCACTTGCTGCTGATTTACATACGTCCGAATTGTTTATAACCACTCCAGGTGCACTAGCTGTCGGCGGGGCTTTATCCGTCACGACAGTAGAAGAAACCGTATTTGTGTCAGCTGCAAATATCTTAGTAGGACTTAGAAGTACGGCCATCGCCAATAACGCAATGACTATCCTCATATGTGCATTCTCCATTGAGAGAGCTTCTAAATCATAATATTGTCTTCTCTTATATCACTCTTAACTATTTATAAGAGTCAAAGGCCTTGATTGCAATTATTTATAAAGAAAAGGGCCGCCGAAGCGACCCTTTCCAATCTACTGAAACTTCCTGCCGGGGGCTTTAGGCAGCTTCAGCAAATTCTACTGCAGTTTCAAGAGCTTTAATCTTGTTCTTGCGGTTAGCACCGAACCAAGCCGAAGTCATCCGTGTATCAGCCGAACGACCCATAACGTGGTCAGTCATGTATGTAACCGTATTAAAAGCCTGCCAGAATGTTCCCTTAGCAAACTCACTACCAGGCTGCTCTTCAATAACCTCTAGGGCAGTCTGGTGGTTCCGAGAGAACAGATCTTCCGGAGCTTCTACATCTTCGATCGTCTTCTTTGTGGAGGACGGGAAGATCGTACCGAAGTACCCATCGAGGGAATCCTTAGTGAACCGCTTGGAACCCAAGAATTCAGCAACCTCTTTGTAGGTATCCAGCTTCTCTTTCGAAACACCCAACATCTCTTTAACATGATCACCATCGAACTCTTGACGGTGATTAACCCGAACTGCACCAGTAGCCGTAGAGGTATGCAGCGCATAAGAGAGAGTGTTATTGCATACAACTCGGATTGGAGTTGATTGAACACCGATCGACTTACCGAATTTGTGAGGATTGGTGAAGAGCAGATACTCGTCGACTTCATCGCCACCGAAGAGATCGAAACCGTTCTTGGTCTTGGCTAACGCCCAAACCATACGACCGTTTTCAAGAGATCCAGCAGTGTGCATCTCCATATCACCGGCAGTGATAAAATCATTGAAGAAAGCGAAAGCTTCAGAGTTCTGAAGAGGATTCCATTCTGAGGAAACCATATCCAGGAAGGAACCGTCGCTCGTACGAACGAGTGCCTTTTTATTAGAAGCGCGTTTCCGCTCTCCATTGTTACCCTCGTAGGTAACATCCCGCTTCTCAACGTTCCAGTCGAGTTCAGCAGCTTCGAGCATTTGCTCCGGTGTTAGATCAGGAATGACCTTTTTACCGAGACCGTGCCAGGGAACTTCCCCTGCGTATGCCATTGTTTCTACTTGATGTGCCATGATGTTGCTCCTTTTCAAAATTTCATCATATATACATTCTACCATACTTTTGATAAAATGTAAAGGATTAATTTCACTTTATGTGAAATTATTTTCGCTCCCTGCAGATGACGTTAACATCTGCATCGATCGCATCTAAGAGATTGGGATAAAGATCTTCGATCTTTTCTAGTACCGCAGTCCGCTCTTCAGCAGTCATACGAGCAAAGCGCTCGGCGGTGTCGGCTATAAGCCAAGATTGTTCCATTTGCAGCTCCGTTATCATCATTATATATCTATTCTACCATATATCTATATATTTGTAAACGTTTTTTTGCACTAAAATATCCAATGATTTCAATGGCTTGTGATTTTTTTTATAAGCCATTGATTTCATTAATCTTTTTAAGTGAATTTTTTTTCACTCGGAGTGAAATTAATCGTTTACATTTTAGGAGATATATGGTAGAATAGATATACGATGAACAAAAGGAACATCAAAATGGCCTACCAATTTACCCTCTACCCCAACCCAGAGTTCAACTTCAACCTACTCCCTCAGTTCTCTTCGGAGCACGGGGTTTCATATCATATCAACAAGGGTAATACTATAACCTTCTCTTCTAACAATCTTGACACCCTCGACGAGGTTTCAGACCAACTCTCATTCCTCACTCAAACTCCCATCTCATAATTAATTTCAAAAAAAGTGAAATTAATCGTTTACATTTGCTTGTTTTTATGGTAGAATGTATATATGATGAACAAAAGGAAAATCGAAATGAGTGGTTCTTTTAAGCCAGCGACACACGTTCTGTATCGGACAGACTTCGCAGATGAGCGTTTCTGGAATTATATTCTAGAGGCTCACGGTATTGAGACGTCAGAGGAAGACGGAATTCAGTACGATGAGCTCACTATCCGGGCTAAAGTGGAGACCGTAGAATGAAGGTCTACGTAGACATGGATGGAGTGATCGCAGACTTCTTTACGGAGCTCGCTGATCACTACGGAGTTACCCATTGGAAGAATCTCCCTGATAAAGATGCCTCTGTCAAGGCTCTAAAAGGGACTGACTTCTTTGGAAGACTCCCTAAGTTTGATACGTCAGATGAACTGATTGATTATGTCGATCATCTGACTGCTGGAGATTGGTCCATTCTTTCTAGTCCTCTCAGAGATGACCACGATAACAGTGGCTTCTGGAAGAGGCATTGGTTAGAAAAGAACGACTATCATCCTCAAGAAGCCATCTTTGCTGGATACAAGGCAAAGTATGCTGTCAACAAGGATGGAAGTCCAAACATTCTGATCGATGACAGACCCAAGAACATTGATGCTTGGGTTGCTAAGGGTGGAATTGGAATTCGCTATCAGGCTCTAGAGTCTTCCCTTGATGATCTCAAGGATGCTCTTTCTGAAGCGTATCTTGGAATTAACACAACTGACTTGGAGGTCGTTATATGAGTGCACGTAAACATAGTCCAGAGCAAATCGCTGCTTGGGCCAAGGATTGGGGTATCCCAGGATATGACCATCTTGATCCAGTAAAGCGAGAAGCCCATCGCCAAGAGGCGATTAAGCGAGCCAATAATCCAAATTATCGGCCGCCTAGGTCTAAATTCCGAAAGCAAAATCGCCGGAGGAATAAATAGATTGTTACGTTGAAGAGGAGCGAACGCTAAACAGGACTCGGGGGCAGTACCCGACGCCTCCACCACAAGCAGATCAGTAAATATCTGGGCGTGAGTTAGATGCGGGGAAGTTAGCTACGGACCCAACACTTCTAACCTCGAAGAAATACAGTTGACTTTTGGTGTGCACACCGCGGTCTGGAACTGGTCTGTTTTTGATGGGGGCGATATAGGATCGACTGGTAGTCAATAGCGAATTAGAGTAACACGGTTGACCGCGTAATAGGTCAAACACTACAAATGCAAACGATAACTTTGCACATGATGATTTCGCCCTCGCGGCTTAATTAATCGGGGTCCGGAGGTACCTGGCAACAGAAACCTCCAACTTTTTTTTGAGGAGCTGGAAATGTATCGAGTCAAAGTCTTCTTGGAAGAGGACTATCATGATTGGGTATGGTTGGTTGACCCATTAACCGGTAGAGTAGAAGAGTATAAAGACAAAAAAGACGCCGATAAGGCGTCTAAAATGTTTCGTTCTGCTGTACCTGTTAGTGCTACTACGGACCTGCAACCCACAGTATAAATGCTACACATAGTGCTAGGAAAACGAGTGAGGCTATAAGTTTAGCCCATTCACTAGCTGGCGGCACTATAGTATCTCCTTGTTGATAAATTGGCTGTAGTCAACACTATCAGTACTCCTAATAATATCCCCATCACTACAAATAGCAATCACTGTACTTTCTTGAGTAGGATTAACTACGTTTCCTTCAACAGTTACATCCGTTCCAGGACGAATAGTAAATGTATTGTCTGAAGCATAATTATCACACCATGTATTTGCAGAAGTCTGATGAGTCGTATTTGACTCTCCGTAGTGGACGCATTTTTTCATACCACCTCGAACATCGTTATCTGGCATATCTGCTCCAGATGAACTAAGTCCAATAATTCTTTTTTCTACTTCACTTCCATAAAAATCATACCAACGACTGTTGACAATATCTCCAGTAGCTATTTTGCTAGTCATGCAGAATTGCGTATAATTTTGACCAAAACGGATCTTCCTATAATAAGTATTCCAAGGTGATTGATCTGAATTATGGTATCCATGACCAAACACAACTACATCATCTGTAGATATATTATCAGAGCTAGCTCCATTATCATTTAATTTTGTATAAGAAGCAGCTCCACTTCTGCGTTTCGAAGGAGCACCATAATGCATTGGTACAATCTTAACATTAAACTTCTTTGAAGCTTTTAGTATACTTGAGATTGTACCTTCATCTCCAGTAGCATTATTATTTGCTAATCGACCATGAGTCCAGACTGTAAGATTTGAAAGCGAGTTATTAGAAGCTGGATGATTCATCGCATATTTAATAGCTCCAAGAGCAGCCATTTGAGGAAGATTCGGTCTTGATAGAAGGAAATGAACCTTTCTACCTTGATTAACTACTTCATATGCACGACTCAACATTGTATTAGCAAAAGGAATTGACCTATTAGCATATGTAGTTTCGGCTTCACGATCAGCGACTAGTAATTGGTTTGGTGTAGTATGTACTATATTATTTGCGGTATGCAATCTGTCAATAGCACAAGTGATATTATATGTATTTGCAATTGCGTCATGTTCAGCCAACTTGGTATTAAACGAAGCCAATTGACTATCAGTCAAAACTGAACTAGCTGCCTCAGCCACTTTAGTCATAAAAGCTGGTGTGTAGAAAACGACTGAATTAGTTGCCATGGTGATCTCCTTCGTACTATCTATTTATAACAAAATCAACGAAGGGAGTCCACGATTTTAAGTACTGATCGTTGATATTTTGTTGTGTCTCTAAATAACCCATATTAACTAAAGGTCTCCAATTGCCTCTTGAATTAATAACCGACATATGCCCGGCATTTACTCGAGTAGGCCTCGATAGACTAGCAGTTTTAACTTTGTTATCTCTATAATCTTCATCTCCAGCCATATTATAAATGTAATCCTTAGCTGGCTGTTTATAGGTTAACCAATTACCACCTTCTCTTACTTTCTTATTATGGTGACTGATTGACCACTGATGCAGTTCCGGAGCATTATAGAATGGATACCATTTATCTATAGGAAATGGGTTAGCAACATTAGCTTTAGCTATAGCCCTATAAACACAAAGATTCCATTTCAAACTATAATTTAACCACCAATATAAATCAAATATTGTTTTAACTTCAAAAGGACAATATTCAATTTGTTCTTCTAAATAGCTAATGAATACTTTCTTAATTCTAGATCCTGGATTTTGAAATATTAAATTCCTATGTGGACCCATTATACTATGAACTGCTGACTTCGGATTAGCAATTAATTCATCCCAAGACATAACATCTTTATATGACTTAACCATTGACTCTGGATCGTTTGCTAAAACCATAGAACCAAATATTTGATCTCCACATTCTCCAGATGTTACCAATGAATCTTCAAGAGATTGTGGTATCTGTTCAGCAAATAATTCTTGTTCAGTAACCTGCCTATTATCTTCAATATGCTTAACAAACTTTTCATAGAACTCTGGATATTCTAAAACACTTGTATCTGTATAGATAACTCGTATTCTCTTTTTCCAATCGTCACATACAGATATTAAAGCAGCTAAAGCACATGTAGAATCAATTCCCCCTGACCAAAGAACTGTTATAATATCATTTTCTTTTAATAAGCGATCCGCAATAATTTCGACTACATCATCATATTCAGGAGTATTATCTTTATATTCCGGAACTGGAAGAAAGTCAAATCCAAAATTTTTGAATTGATTATCTCGTACTCTATTAACTGGATTTAAACATACGATAAATGCACCAATGCAAAGTTGAGCTAAGAAAATATCAAGCTCATCTTCTTCACAATGATATAACATATTATCTGTGGTAGTCATATGCTTCATTGAATAGAATTGAATATCTCTATCCATCACCATCCCAACATAAGTCTGGTTTCTTCCGGAACCATGTCCATAGTAAAAGGGGGATCAAAAGTAGTTACTATTTGTACACTATGGACATTTTCTACATACCCTGCATGTCTTATATTATATACAATCTCATCTGCAAAAGGACAAAACGCGCTAGTCAATGTGTGAGTAATAGTAACCTCTTGTTCTCTTGCATTGATAGTAATATCATAGATTAAACCAAGATCGTATAGACTTGCAGAAGGTATCTCTGGGTCATATACATTCTTTAGATTTTCTATAATTAATTGCTTATCAATCAGATCTTCCATCACCACTCCAATTCAGTCTCCATACAATCATTCCACGTATTAAGGAATTTATAAAGAGCACCTACAGAAGCTATTTCAGCAATTTGATAATCTGTAAAATATTCTCTCATATCAGCCATAGTCTTATAACCTTTTATAAAATCAACAGCCGCATTATATCCTTCACTAGAACAAGCAAGATTCTTACCTTCTAATTCATCCCACATCTTTTTGGTATGGGCAGAACAATATGGAGAATAAATTGATACTTCTTGAGCTAATTTATATTTAAGAGCTCTTGTTATAGAGTCTTTAGTTTCAGCCATAACGGCAGCCATAAGAGATTTATATGCATCAAGAAGTTCTGGTTTTATATTAAGAGTTTTATGAGAGTTCGGAACAAATCCAAGGATTTCAGATTTCTCTAAGAAAGCTTTTTGCTTATCTCTATTTTTATTATCTTGATCACGCCAATTTCTTGTATCTGAATTTAGGTCATCTTCGAATCTATACATATAACCATTAGGCGGATTAACTAGGATTTCCCAGTAGTTCGAGTCCTGATCTACAATATAGATGAAGTAGGTACCATGCCCATGCGTTGGTTGCGTGATTTTTCTGATGCCATAATTTTCCGTAAGTGGTCGTATGGAGTCATACGCATTCATTACGTCCTCTTCATTCAGAACATCTATTCCAAAATGATGATGGCACTTATCTGCAATGATAGAACTCGGCGGTTCGTCATATACTTCTATCGCGCTAAAGCAAAAGTTACCACCCATTTTAAAAGATGCAGAATTATGAGACGTTTGAACATGCTCAAATCCAAACAATTCAGTAAGAAATCGAATCGTATACTGTAAATCAGAACATGGAATAGTTCCATGAGATAAAAATTGTAACCCGTTAATTTTAGACTCCAACTTGCATATCTCCATTTTCATCACGGTAAATATATCGGTTTTGATATACGCCATATCTAATTTCTGGCTGTGGTAATTGCATAGATGCATATTTATTTAGAGTATACACATCTTTGTTTCCACTATAATCATATATATAGTCTTTGAATGGTAACTTATA